GGGGAAATTTCGGCTACAGGAAGCATAATGCTGTCGGAAGCTGAGAAAATAGATAAGTCCTGGAAAGGTAGGAGGAGAATAGTCTGCAACGTGAGGCACACCAAAGGGTCTTTCTCGACAGGGGAGGAAAACTTCTTTGAGTACATTAGGTGTGTCATACAAAAGGGATTCAGGGCTAAGGTTACAACAGAGAGAGAGATGCCATCGACAAGGATATGGATGTCATCGCTATGGAAAGGTTCTTTGGACATTAAAGCGCAAAACAAGGTTTTTATAGATATGTCCGAAATGAACCAAGAGCTTTTACTCACCCTCCTGTCAACGTCTAGCAGGTTTCACAATGAAACTAGGGGAGTCAGTTTTGTCAGGCACAAGGGACTATCCATCCTTTATAGCGGGTTCTCTGCCTGTAGCTGGAGCGAGAACAAGAAAGCTAAAGTAACATCAAACTGGAAGGAGATAGGGAGGGACCTCAAAGCTGCAATTTTGCAAGAGGTGATGTCCGGGGCCATAACAGATTTCGAAAGGCCACTTGGATTTTATGTGGAAGACACTATACCTTTCTTACCCAACTCACATGCAATCTCCTACAGAGCATCAGCTGATCCAAACGAGGCTAGATTCGTTATAGACTTGAACTACGATATAGGAAAGTACGTTCCTGTCTACCAAGTCACGGCGAATACGGTTTTTGCGAACGAGTATACTACGTCTGACTCCGAATACTCTTGGGGGACTTTACCCAACTTCATGAAAGGGATACATAATTCTTTACTCGGCTGTAAGCCCAAGACAGTGGCTCTGACAAAGCAGCAGAAGGCTGAGTGGGCAGAAGAGGGTTACGGAGAATTCACTGACGATTACGGACATTTACTGCAGTTCTTTAGAGATCACCACGCCATAGATGGCGAAGAGGAATACGATGATGAGGACGAATATGACGAGCAGCTAGATGAGAGCCACTCTGAGCTGACGCCTCATGCCATTCTAAACTTAGTAGGCAGAGCTAGAGTCAGAGAGATAACTGGACTGAAGAGAATAGAAAAAGTCTCTTTTAGGTCATTCGCTTACGACCGGTTATCAAGGTCAATGGCTGCTGAGAGAATTGATAGGACGGAGTTACGGAAGTACAGAGATGCACACGATATCCCTGAGGAGTTAGAAGGGCTACTACTAATCTTCGCGATCATGAACACAATCTGTGCTAACTTTGAAATGAAGCCGAGTGTCAATTTGATGGCACTAGTTTCAGAGGTATACTCCTTGAGCATACCGGAGAAGGTGGCCATAGAAGGGATCCCAAGCTTTGATA